GACTTGCTGGGCGAAAAGGCTGAATTAATCCTGAGTAGTAAGCTAGCCCACCGTGCCACCTTGCGGTGGCGATGTGGCGCCTGCCAAAGTAGCGCATTCAGAACTATAGAGAATGCGGGTCGGTATAACATGGCCGGGGCGATAGCTTACCTATCGTCGTGACATGGCATGGCCTTGAATCACCACATCAAACTAGGGTTGTAGGTCCTACGAGTCAACTCCGTAAAAACCTTCCGCCGAATCTGGGGGCGTAGTGCCGGACTGGAGATGTAGGACTCCCTTTGCATACCAAGGGACTGTCATATCGTCGGTAGCGATTGGCAGAGTAGTCTCAAGTGGGTCTCTCTAGAGGTGTCTTGTAATGGCATTTCGCGAGGGAGTGAGTGGTGACACTCGAATGGAGGTGAACCAGCCGTCGGCGGCTCTGCATGGTGAAATACCCTGATTGTTGCCCGACCATTAGTGATGCTGGACGTAGCCCTTTCCAAACGACACACCCGCCTGCTGAGTACCTTGTTCGAGAAGCATTGGTCCGAACCAGACAATGCCTATCCTAGGTCACTCTACGAGATGCACTCACCAACGATGACGTATGCTGGCACAGCGACGAGTCGCATAGGGTCAATACATTTCCAGGGGGCTGCTGACTGGGTCAGCTGCCAGATGCCCCATCCTTCCTCTGGCCGACGAGTAATCTTTTAGGCATTTGTGGTCTCGTTCCAAAAACTACAAATATCCACCCAAATCCAAAAGCACAACTAACATGAATACCGCAAAGCGTACGCCTATTCGTGCTAAACAACGTGCTGTTGGCAGTCATGCAAGACCAAAGGCGCGAGCTGGACAAAGATGGTCAGTTCGCCCCCAACGCGTCACAGCGCCGGCCTTCATCGGTCCCTTATGGAAAGATGGAAGCAAGGTGGCACGGGACGTTGGGGAGCCCCCGAGGATAAAACCCGCTTGCACGGCTGTATCGACTCAGACTGAAGCCCCGTCCGACCCATCAACATTACTCACTTTTGAGGAATTTTGCGCTGGGGGAGAGAGCAAAGCGAAAGCTTTGATCAAGGGATCACTTCTGTATAGGCTCCCTGAGTCGATCGGGTGCGGTGTCATTAGGGACATCGCTTGGACATGGATGGGTGCAGAGTATAACCCAGAAGTGTTCGGTGAAGCCAGGGTCGAGTATAGACTTGACCCGCCCATGTCAGTGTCAGCTCCGCTGTACCTACATAATGCCGACGTCGAGCAACGTTATGCGAACTGTGTAGATACCTTGCGGGCCCTCGCTGATGTGACTGAATCAGACCCCATTAGTTTGCACCATCCGGTAGCGAAGACGATCTATGGGCTTAAGAACGGCATTACCCATGCCGGTAATTGGGCTCGGAGACTCTTGCGGACTAATGCGAACGCAGCAATGCGTGAGGCGAACAGGCGAATGCTTAGGCAAGTAGCTTGGCGCGGGTTAACTGATCTCAGTAGTAGTGTCCACCCAACCACTGGGCTACACTACTGGGTTCGAGGTGAAATCGTTGGAGAGAGTGGAATCAGTCGTAGGTCGTACTCAGTGGTAGGAGAGAGACCGGCGAACTGGTTTTCTGGGACTGTAAAATATCGTAGAACTAGACGTATTACCGGCGAGTTGGGTCCTTGTGATGGTGTTGTATACCATTGCGAGGAACTCGTCGACTACCTTACTAGATTTTGCGAGTTCCGGTCCCGGAGTGTCACTAACGTGCGTACCCTCCAGGCACGCGCTGTCATGTGGTGTAAGGAGCAGGGCATTCGAGACGAAGACGCATCTGTTTTCAGAGCGCCATCAGTCATCTGTGCTATGAAGATGATTGGTGGGGAGTTCGCTGCACACGCAGAAGCCAATTCAACCAGTTTTGGTGCTAGCGTGACCGTGGCAAACGCCCTCGCTGAAGGCTCCTTCTTACCCGCTGACGACACCACCCTGTATGGCCTAAAAAGCTTGGCCGCAGTACCTTATGTAGGCGACATCCAGATTTGGCACCCCACTCTTGAGTTGTACAGGTTTGGGCTGGATGAACAAGTACCCGAGTTCGCGAAGGTACTTGGTGTCCCCTATATTGGGTTCCGACGATGGTTCCGATTGCGCCAGTTGCTAACACCGGATGTTAGCATCCCCCTCAAATGAGGGGGGCCGACTTCTACTGCAGCCTACTGCCATGGCGGACTCTCTCAGAAATGGGTTGGAAAGCATGGTATTGGGAGCATTCTGCGGATTCCTGAGGTTGGCCAGTGCGAGGGTAGACGACGTGTCTACCGCGTGTATTGTCCAGATACTCCAGACAATACGCACCCCACGTGGATTGCGAGCAATTGTGTTTGCAACGAAGTGCAAGGCCTTCTGGGTCGTGTACTCCGCACGGTACCTAAGCCAAGTGCTAGGGGCATAGCTATGATGAAGAGCGCAAGTTCTTTACTCACACGCAAGATCAGGTCTGCGTGTCGGGGTGTGCTGACTCCGATAAACTATGCACAAGTATATGAAAAGTACGCCGGTTCTAAGAGGCGGACCTATGAGCGAGCCCATGATTGGATTCTGCACAATGGTTCACCCACTAAGCGTCATGCTCGAGTGAGCTCCTTCGTGAAAGCGGAGAAGTCTTACAGTGACCCCAAGTCGCCTAGGATTATTCAGGCCCGTGATCCAGTCTACAACTTGGAGATCGGAACTTTTCTTAAACCTATT